GACTTGTTGAAAATCCCCAAACAGGTCATTTCCCAAACCAAGGACGAAATCATACTATACCCAATAGGAGCGAGCGTGATAAGCATTCACGACACCTACAAATGACAGCCGAGGAACTTGAAATACTGGCAAATGGATTCTGGATTCCACGAGAGGACATTTCCGTTACCGAGTGGGCGGAAAAGAATCTGTACCTATCCGAGCGGGTATCGTCTTCCGCTGGCCCATATTCGACTCTCCTGACCCCCTATGTCCGAGAACCCTTGGAAACCTTCAAGGACGAAAAAACTAGGCTGATGGTTTTATGCTGGGGAGCGCAGACCGCCAAGACCACGACCATTCTTGCCGGAATGGGATACAGGCTGGACATGAAGCCGACACCGACCATGTGGGTCATGCCTAACGAAAATCTGGCAAGGTCGTTTTCCGAGTATCGCTGGATGCCGATGGTGGATGATTGCCCAGCACTGGCACGGCATAAGCCGAACAATCCGGACAGGTACAAACTGATGGAGCAACATTTCGATAAGATGTCGATCTGGTTTTTCGGAAGCAACTCTCCGGCCAATCTTGCATCTAGGAGTGTCGGCTTATTATGTTGTGACGAAACTGACAAGATGGCAGAGGCCACATCGAAAGAGGCGAATTCCCTTCAGCTTGCCGAGGTTCGCACAAAGACCTATCCGCTATCCCTCACGATTCAAACTTCCACGCCAACCACGGAATACGGCCATATCTGGCATGCGTTCAAGCGAGGCGACCAAAGATACTATTATGTGCCATGTCCATTTTGTAATGAGGAACAGACCTTGGAGTGGCCGAACGTGAAATGGGATCAGACCGCCAGAAATGCGGACGGGGAGTGGGATAACGAGCGGGTGCGAAAATCGGCCTACTACGAATGCTCGAAGTGCAATGGGCAAATCACGGATGGCCACAAGACCAAGATGCTTCGTGCCGGAAAGTGGAAAGCCACGAATACGAATCCTGAACCACAGGTAAAATCCTTTCACCTATCGGGACTCTATTCCCCTTGGGAGACTTTCGGGAAGCTGGCCTGCCAGTTCTTGAGCGACAAGAAGAGCGTCCTTGGGTTGCAGAATTTCGTCAATTCGGTTCTCGCCCAGCCTTGGGTGGAGATCGAGGACGACTCGCAGGATGTTAAAATCTCCGGTGCTGGATACCGAATGGGCGAGCAGTGGGGCGAATGCGAGACCAGAATCATTTCGGCGGACATTCAGGAGGCCAAGGGATTCCATATGTGGGTTGTGGTTCGGGGCTGGAAAAAGAACGGGGAGTCACGGCTGGAGTGGTGCGGTAAACTTGAGACTTGGGATGCGCTCAGGGCTTTGCAGTTAGACTGGAAAGTTTCCGACAAAATGGTTTTCTTGGATTCGGGCGATCAAACCAGACAGGTTTACTATCAGGCCTGCAAATGGGGATGGACTTGCTTGCTAGGCTCTGATAGCCAATCATTTACGCACATGACCAAAACTGGTAGGATCATAAGGCCTTACAGCACAATAAGTTGGGGAGACCCACTCGCAGGAACGAATAGGACGGCGCAGAGCGAGGGTTTAAGCAAACCAAAGTGTCCGGTCATAAAATGGTCAAACCCCGCTATAAAGGACATCCTTGCGCTATTACGGGGCAATAAAATGAGCAAGTGGGAAATCCCTGACGATTGCCCTGAAGAGTGGCATAACCACATGAACGCAGAGGTTAAGAGGCCAAAGTTCAATCCGCTATCTGGCCGGACTAAAATGATCTGGTACAGGCTAAGAAAGGATAACCACTTGAGGGACGCAGAGTGTATGAACCTTACAGGGGCTATGCTATCCGGATGTATGCCTTCACCGGACGAAAAAATGGTTTTAGTTAACGATGACGATAAAGACACTATGTTGACAGGGGTTAAGTGATATGGCCGTTCAAGGCGTTTATTTCGGTCTCCCCCTAGCCACTATTGAGGACATACGCACGAATGCCCTTAACGCCATCGAGGCTATCCTGAAGACAGGCTCCTCGTATAGTATTGGAGGACGGCAACTTACACGGGCGAATCTATCCGAATTACAGAATACAGTGATGGAGGCAACGGCGGCCATTCAACGCTTGGCAGGCCCGACCCAAAGGATCAATCGGGTATATTTGGACTTTTCAGGTGGCGGTCGGGGTTGATATAAATAGCGATAAATAAAAATGGCTAAGTTAAATCTATTTGAAAAGGCGATAAGCACGATTAGCCCCAAGTTCGGGGTTAAACGGCTTGCGGACAAGTGCAGGCTGATCGAGTTCAATCGGTTCGCGGCCGCTTATCCGATGAGGGATCGCAGGCCTTCCAGACCGCTTTCAGGAGGCGAGGGCTTCTCTTCGACTTTCGAGCGCATCGAGCTTATCAAAGCGTCCCGTGACTTGGAGGATAACAATCCTATCATCCGGTCAATTCTTCTGAAGTTTTCCCAGTATGCCCTCGGGAATTTCCGCTACATGTCCCGCACCGGAAACAGGGATATCGACAATACCTACGAACACTATTGGATGTCGTGGTGTAAGAGGGCAGATTTTTTTGGAAGGAATAACTTTCATGCGCTTTCCCATCTGGCACTTCGATCCGTGCTTCGGGATGGCGATGTCGGCTTTGTCATAACCAGAGAGAACAGCATAAATGGGATGCCCGACCCGAACTCCGATATTAAAATCCAGTCGGTAGAGGCGGATCGTATCGGTGGTAATTTTGATAACCCGACATCCTCGCAGGGCTACATCGGCGGAATTGTATTTGATGATAACGGGCGCAACATTGCCTATCGGGTTTATCGGCGGACGCAAGGCAACGCCTACCTAGACCCACAGGATATTCCTGCCCAGTCATTCATCTTCATCTATGATCCACTTCGTTTGGATGAAGTTCGTGGCCGTAGCCATCTCGCATCGGTCATTAACTATTGCAAGGATCTTCAGGAGACTCTGGATGCTGAAAACATGGCAGTAAAGAACGCTGCCTTTAGGGTGATGACAATCACGAACAGCACCGGACAGTCCGATGATCCGGCATCCTACTTCAACCAAGCCGAGACGGACTCCTACGGGAATCAGATGAATCTGGAAGGGATGCAAAAGAGCCAGATCAACTACCTGCCCACGGGTGCGGAAATGAAGATGTTCGAGTCTGGCAGACCCTCAAATGCCTTTCACGGATATGTGGACATGATCGTTCACATGATCGCCTTGGCATTTAATCTGCCATTCGGATTCTGCTATGATCTGGCCAAGCTGGGTGGCCCAACTGTCCGGCTGGAGATGTCCCTCGCCTCTCGCACCTTCAAGCGTTGGCAGTCGATTCTTGAGGACAGGTTTTTCGACAGGATTAAGAATATCGTTCTGGCCGATGGTATTTCCCGTGGGCTGATCCCCCCGTCCATTAACTTTTCTAGGGGCAAGTGGATTTATCCTAGCGACCCCACCATAGACGTTGGCCGCGACAGCCAAGCCAATATCCAAGAGTTTAAGGCAGGCCTAAAAACAGCCGCCGAGGTGTACGGGTCGAAAGGAGAGGATTTCGAGGAAGCCATGAGGCAGAGGGCTTACGAGGTCAAATACGCCAAGGATCTATCCAAGGAATTTGGCGTTGGCGTGGACTCGATTTCAGAAGCCTTCAAGCCGGAACCTCCGGCGATGCCCCAAATGCCCCAACTTCCGCAAGGCGCACTTCCCACCGAGGAACCTACAATAGAAGCACCAGAACAAGAAAAAGAAGAAGAAATGATGGAGCTTGAGGTTCCTAATCGGGCTAGGCGCACATCCAAAAAGACATCATTTTCGCTTCAGGATGCAGAGATGATTCTTGACGCAATCGAGATGCAGGGCGTGGAAGATATCGATCTTTCTCCATCGGACGGAATGGTGGAATCCGCAAAATCCGCCCTTCGTGTTCGTGCTGAAAAACCTGCAAGCGAGCGTGGGATGACTCAGGTTGGAATCGCACGGGCTAGGGACATTATCGGAAGGAAGCGTCTTTCTCCGAGGACATGGCGAAGGATGAAGGCTTTCTTCGACAGGCACGAAGTCGATAAGCAAGGCTCTACATGGGATGAAAAAGGCAAGGGCTGGCAGGCTTGGATGGGATGGGGCGGGGATGCCGGATATACCCGTGCAAAGAAAATAGTTGAGCAACTGAATAAGACCAGAAACGGGGAGTAATTTGTGATGCTCCTTTCTTATAACTCAAAGAAAGTTGAGTTGGACTGCGGGACTGGAGCAGGAGGATTCAAGTCTGGAAACACATGCGCCAAAGGAGGCGGATCATCGCCTGATCTTCTTGGGAAAAAACTTGTTGAGAAAATAAAGAGAGACAATCCCAAGGCCGATGTCGCCAAAGAGGCGGTCAGGATGGGAGTGAATGCAGTTGTAAAGGCAGTTCGTGGGG